TTATTATCACCAACCTGAATTGTCTCATCCACTGTTAAGCTTCCAGTATTGGCTGTGAGTGCGTCCAGTTGATTAACATTAATTTTATCGGCATCGATTGAATCTGTATAAATTTTCCCGCCATCAATCTTTGTAATATCAGAGCCATGCGCCCAGCCTGTCGCAGTAGCCGCATCTATCAATTCCCACTCTCCTGCAATTATCTCATCATCGCCTGGATTAGTAGCACGGTACATCTTGTCTCCGTCGTCAGTGTCAATCCATAAATCACCTGTGGCTAAAGCGGTAGGAATGGCGTCTTGTCGAAAGACGGTTATACCTCCGCCGCCGCCGCTCTCGGATACTACTTCCCACGCGCTATCTTGGTAGATGTAAAGTTTATTCTCATCATCAGTATCTATCCAATAATCCCCATCATTCATGCCAGAGGTAGGCTCCGCATCCTGATAATACGTCTTAGGCGGGATAGCATCGCTTGCTAGTTTGGAAAGCGTTATAGATTCTGCTGTGATTTTACTCCCATCCAAATTAAGGATCTTTGCATTTGTGACAATAAGGTCTTTTATCTGAGCAGATAAAGTAATCAATTCTCCCGCAATAAGCTTTCTTGCCGATATTATAGCGTCGCCTATTTCCGCTTCGGTTAAAGGTGTAAAGTTTATCGTAACAGCAGAAGAGAAGCTCCCGGGCCCATAAGTGTCTACCGCTCTTACTTTATAGTAAGCCCTGTCTTTTATGACGAACTCATCATCGACATCGGGCGTGCCAGACGGCCAGGAAGCCACTGAAACCTGCCCTGTCGAATTATTGTAGGCTGTGATTACTGCTTCCTGATCTTTATAAGTACCGCTTGTCTGGACAATCACATCGCCGACAAAATAATCAGTGCCATAGCCAGCTATATCCGCGTCTGTAATGCTTGTCGCATCCGCCGCATCAGCCTTGGCGTCAACCGGGGCATTACCCTGAACCGTTGCCGCTGTGCCGGGAACCTTTGCCTCTAAAGCTTCCTCACCTCCCCAAACATTGGTGGGAGATTTATAGACTTCGTAATATTTCAAGTCCTCGTCGCTAACATCAGACCATTCTATTTTCGCAAACCCGAACCACTGTGTAGCCGCTATGGTCGGCGTAGAAGGAGCCGCGTTTGTCGGCGTTACGGACTGCGCTGTTTCGGAATAGTTGCCGGACGTATTATAGGCCTTGATATAATACGTGCCTGGGCTTCTTGATGATGGCGTAACGATCGTGAATGTGTTTGCCAGCCCGCTATATATGAGGGCGGCACTCTGCGTTCCCCAATTTGCGTCTTCCGTCCTGATCTCGTAGCCAGCCAAATCCATATTCGGGATTTCATTCCAGAAAAAGACTATCTCATTCAAAAAAGTATAAGCAAAATTCGAAACATCATTGGGTAGCGTAGTGTTACCGGTAATGGTAATCTCGGCAGTGGGAGAATCGGGCTTTGCTGTTTCCTGGCCATCGTAAGATACACTTGTCACACAAATCTTATAAGTCGAGCCGATCTCTATATTGCCGATTATCGACATGCTACTGCCTTCGGTGTATCCTACGTAATACCAATTCAAACCGTCGTTGTCCGAATAATAAACGTTAACCCCCTTGAACCTGTTCATCAATTCCGAGGCGCCCAAATCGGGAAGCTCAAAACATACATCTATTGTGTTTTCTATCGTGCCGTCTGCTAAGGTAATAATTCTTTCTGTCAGCACTACATTCGAAACCAAAGGAATGGTAAAGTCCAAAGAAGAATAGTTATTGTCCGGTATGATTACATCGCTATCGTCATAAACATTTTCGTTGTATTCCAAAGCCGATATCTGAACTTCGTCTTTGCCTTCCCTCTGGATAGATACAACCCTGAAATCCTTTTTGATTTTGTTCGTTTCGCCAATCGCATATACATCAAAAGCCTGTGGTGCGGCCGAAAACGCCGTACACTCCACCTCTGTATAACTCCCTGTGGGAGATGTGATAGATTGCTCTTCTATGGTATCGTCGGAAAACCTGACCTGAATCTTATAGGACTTGCCGTCTTCGATCACCATCGTCCGGTCCAGCTTTACCAGCGTTGTTGTCGAGCCTGCCTGAACCCTGCCCGAAAACCCCCATTGAGGCACATCGTGCGAAACCGAGATAACATCTCCTGCCTGGCAGGCAACCGCATCTATCCCGGCCTTAAACGAAATAGATCTATTGATATACTTAGCAACCTTCAATGCATATCTGCCTGCACGAATAGCATAGCTTGCTTTTGTAGTAAATAGCCTAACCTGGCTCTTGCGCATAGGATCCCCATCCGCCAGGGCGTCCTCATCGATATATGCTATTGTTTCCTGCCGATATCCTTTATCCTTATCCATAAACTGAATCTCAATTACATTAGGAATTTCTTTTAACGTCTTCCAACTTTGAACGAAAGTATCTTTGATGATATTTCCCATGCTGAATAACTGCGTGGGATTTGCCTCTTTATCGATCTTAAATGATATCCCGCCTGCGCTATATACCGGCATAGCGTTGAACGTGGCGCACAACTGAATCAAAACGTCCAACGCCTTTGTATTGGAATCGATCACGACGTCCATTCTAAACCGCTTCTCATATCCGCCCGCTCCGTCCTCAAGTTTTTCTTCACAATACCGTGACATTTCCAATAATGAAACAACATCTAAGCTCCCGCTGGATATAAACTCGCCTAACCCATACCGGGCGTTTGTTATAAAGTCTTTCAAGCACCATACAGGATTGGCGCAGTATTTCTCGACATAGGTTGAGCCGTCCCAGGAAAGCAGTGTATCGTCTGCCAACAATCTATAATCAGACCCATCCCAATAATAATCTTCCCAATCAACAGGAGTTGCGCCATTTAAGATATTAGGAACGAGGACTTTTTTACCTTTAACGACAGTCGTGATATTAGGCATGCCGCCGGAAAGCTGATCTGTCGCCAAAAGCTTCAATCCTAATAACGCTATGTTTGGATAATTAAGACTGTCGGTTTTGAGTTCATCTAATTGATACCAGGTCAAATCACCCTGCTTTAAAGGGTCGAGGGAGCTGTCATCAGATGTCCTTGTCACCCGAATATCATACTGTCCGGGAGTAAGCCCTGTTTTCCTGAAAGTTCTCCTGACAGGGGAGCGGGAATTATCGGAAATAGTCGTTTCACCCAAATCTATATAAGTCGGGTCTACATGCAGTTTGTATTCCACCTTATAAGTTACGCTCCAGCTGTTTATCCCGCCGCCAGAACTCTGTTGATATAGCCCATTGTTCAACCTTAAAAGAATCTCGAAGCCTTCGATATCCGAATCAACCGTTTCATAAACATGGGGGTTGTCCTTTAGAAGACTTACGTTGACCGTATAAAGATTATGCAGATCCTCGAAATCTTCGATTAATGACTGGTCATTCGTGCCGTAACGCTTGACTGTGTCAACGCCGTCAAAATTATCGATTGAATTATTGTTGATTTCGATATCATCGATCGCCTCGATTTCACCTTCGCATAAAGCCAAGAGTACATTCAAATAATGTTTATCTCCATCGTCACGTATAAACTGGTTTATGATATTGCCGCCGATCTTATGCTCTCCGTAAACGACCGCAACCGGCACTCCGACCTCTTGTATCGTCTGAACGCCATCCCATCCGTATGTGGGTGAGCCTTCATCCAATCCAGCGGATCCCAAATTAAAATCAGCCATTTTTGGCTGATTCATGTATTGATAAATCGAGTAGCCTAAGGATAGTACAAAGAAAGCAAATATAAACGGATGGGCTATCGCATATGCCGCTATGGCCGATACAATCCAGGAAACAACAGCTATTACCGGCGCCTTAACTTCGGGGATAACAGTTATCTCGTCGCCCTGCTCAACCCGGACATCGAGATCCTTAATCTTTTTGCCTGTGACAATAACCCGCTTATCCTTATAATCGAACCCGGACTTATCCAGCAGACTGCGGATAGTTTCGCTTCGTGAATAATCGACCTCTTTGATTTCCGCTTGGTCTAATTTAAAAGGATTTTCGATATTGCGTATAGTTACCATGCCTTATTCCTTAATCTATAAAAACCTTCGATTCTTTTCTTCCAAGACTCATCATCCAGCCTCGACACAATCACGCCTGCCCGGCAGCAATGAATAAACTTCCTGCTCTTAAAAACAACACCGGCATGATTTGCCACTCCCCGGGAGTTTAAAAATAACACCGCGTCCAATACTTCGGAAACCTCGACCTTATCCCAGTCATTAACGTAATTCTCCTTGAAATAATCTTTATTGCGAAGGCCCCATGCCTGACCATACTCCAGATCATCGATGTCAAACAATTTAAAACCCAGGTCCGCATATACGAATTTCAAGAATCCCCAGCAATCCAGGCCAGCTATCTCCCGGCCCCTGTGCTTATAAGGAATACCCAGATACTTATCGATGATAAGCTTCTCTACATGATGTATATCCGTCCTGTCGGCACCGAAGGGAAAGCTCCGAACCTCGAGTAATTTCCTATCTCTTTGCATCTTTGCTGTGTCTTGTTGCACGACGTTTCGCCTCCCGAATATCCGCATTCGCTTGATTTGAATTTCCACGCGCAATAGTTCCTGGTATATCTGCGTGCTGGAAGATCCACTCCTAACACGTCAAACTTACCTGTTAGGGTAAACTCGACATTATTTTGGTCTGCCACATAGTTATCGATATAGAAGATATCATCTATGTATGCGTCTGGATCAGCCAACTGATTAGCCCACACCATACGGATAGTGACTTTTTTGCCCCTGAAATCATACTGTTCAAGATACGACTGGATAAGTCTCGACACGTTAGCCAGCCTAACCTTGACCTGGTCGATCTGCCCCTGGTTGTTCTCGCCTATAAACTCATGGGCTATGGGGAACTTCGAATAAAGAACCGAATTATAAGTGATATCCGTATCGTATCCGGCAAGATGAAGATCACTGACACCATCGTAATCTTCAATGGTATATAAAAAAATCGGCTGATTTTCCTGTTTGGCTTTTTCTGTTTTAAATGTCGAATCAATGTCCCTCGGCATTATTTCACCTCTATAAAATCGAATTCAAAGTCATAGGTCTGATATGATTTTAAAACAAACTTAAAGCTATCCTCGACAAACCTGACTGTATACTCCACAGAGTCATTGGGATTTGTCCAGGTGAATGATGTAAGCGCCCCGTACTTACCCATAAAGAAATCCCTGACATTTTCCATTTCGGTTTTTGTCCTGTGCTTATACCTCAACGTCCACTTTCTCAAAGGGTTCGCCCATTTGCGCCTGCGCTGTTCAACTCCATTTTCGAACTCGGAAACAAGCGTCTTATACTGAACCGTTTCATCGACCGTAAAGTCTGGCGTATAATTAAAATCGCTCATGTGTAACTCCTGATAACCGACCGGATCTTTCCGTTATTGTAAATGTCGTCGGCAATAGCATTCGACAACGCTTTTCTGTTTCGCCATACATCCTGCGCGTCCCATGCCCGAATAACCTGATTGATATTTATCGTCACTCCGCCTGCGCCTGCCTGTTCTCCCCTGTTAAGGCTTTTTAGATTATCCGATCCGCCTAAAGCCCTCACACCTTGTCTTGACAATATTCCTTCTCCGGTCTGAGCAATGATCGGCACCTCATCCGGTGAAAGCCCGCCATGCGCCCTTATAAGTCCGCCTTGATGCCTTCTAACCATTCCACCATGATGAAACAAAGCTCCAACACCCACCCCGAAGATCTTGCCCCCGGGCCCGGCCATAGCCGTAAAGAGTTTAATCAAAAGTAATTTCGCCAGGATATTCGCTATCATCTGCAACACCGCTCTTCCGAAACTAGCGAATATTTCCTTTAGATTCCTTAACTCACCCGTGAACGCCTTGAAGAAAAACTGAGAAAAAGCGTTCTGCATATTACGTGCCGACTGTTTGGCAAACTCTTCCATAGCATTAAACTGCTTCGCCGTTTCCTTTGCGTTCTCGCCAACCTGCTTGGCCACGTCCTTCAAAATCTGTGCGGTGTTATCTCCGGTTTCTTTTACCTTGGCAAACACAAGGTCGTACTGCTCCATAGCGACTTTTGCGCTTTCTATCGACGCCATCTCAAAGGCTTTCTTATTCAATTCCATGTCAGAGGATAACTTCTTTACGCTTTCTCCTGCCTGCCTATATGCCTCGCCGACTTTCCCGGGCAGTTTGCCCAGCAACTCATATAACTTTATTAAAGGCACCAGCATTTTCTGAAATACCGTAGTCGCTACCTCTAACAGCTGAAAGAAGCCTGCTACAAGCTGGTTCATGAAACCCTGTATAAATCCCAGCACATGCCACATGGCCTGTCCTATCTTTACCGCAAAATCTTGCCATTGCGCTTTTAACCTTTGCATTTTTTCCAAGTTCGTCATCGTAGAAGTATCTATCTGTTTGAGGATCCTGTCACCAGCTTCAAGCGTAGCGTTTAAGAAGGCCTGTTTTCTTTCCATTTCGGTTAATTCTTTGGTTGATTTGCCGATTGATTTTGCGTACGTATCATATGCCTTTCCCGCGCTCACGATAATCCCCAAGTTATCCAGGATAAGCTTGGATTGTCTGCCCACACCAATAGCAATACTCTCGAACATAAAGCCCACGTCTTTGCCAAACGCCCGAGCTGATGCGCGTGATATTTCCATCATCTTGGCTAATTTAGTCGGGTCGATCCCCAAGATCATTGCCTGAGAGGCCTTCCCCATAATCTCTGCGGTAGACATGGTCTCACCAGACATTTTACGCAAGTCTTTTATTATCTTTTCCGAACTCATGCCGAGAGAAGATGCAAGGTTTTCAAAGGCCTGTTTCTGCTGTTCTACCTTGGCGCCAAGCTCCATCATCTCCCAGGCTTTACGAAGAGCCATGATGCTTGCGGTAATAGCCGCAGTGATCGCAAGCCAGTTTTTCTTCCAGAAGTTGGCGAACCTCTGCAGGTTACCACGCACTCCCTGAAGGCGTTTTGAAGCTTCATCACGAAGCCTTAAGATTATAGATAGCTCTTTATTTGTCATCGTCTGAATAAATTCCTTTTCCGTTCTTTTTCAATTTCTATTGATCGGCGTTCTTTCTCGATTACCTCAAAGGCGTCCAGCATCTTTGCCGATTGCTCGATCCAACCGCCTGGGTTTGGCAAATAGCCATGTTCATAAAAATTAAATGCCCTTAGAAAATTCGCACTTTGCCGTGTGACGATTTTAAAAGGGCATCCTTTATACTGCTCGCCGTTTAGCTCCCAAATCTCTTGTCCCGGTATCTCAAACTCGCATTGAATCTTCTTCCCCGATAAACAGCTCCGGCAGTTCATTGTAAGATCGCCCAGATGAACCGCCACTATTAGTTTTTTCTTTCATTCTCCGAAAGCTTGGACTCATCCAATATTACCTCCGAAAGCTCCTGCCTAAGCTCGCTCGGAAACATCGCAATAATCCTATCCGGCACACAATCCCTCATCTTACCGGCATAGCGAATAGTCTCACACTTAAACTCAATTGCTTTTTTAGTCTGAGGATCCAAGAAGTTCTCCAGGCTTCTAACCCCGAACTTGATGGCCGTAATCTGGCGCTTATTCCAGTTAAGTTTTACCTTCGCCTTATCGTTTGGATTCGTAGAACTCATCTCATAACTAGATGAGTCATCGTCTATCTCTGCCCTTAACGCTGGATCCAGAAATCCAATATGAAAAACCGTAGGACTATCTTTGTCTGGATCAAGCTTCGATACATATTTTCTAGTGGCACTAACATCGATTCCCGTTAACATAAAAAACCTCCTTTGTTTGATACGCTCTTTTAGAGAAGTAAAATAGCCAGCTCATCGTCTCCCGGCTCCATCGAACCGGTTACATCGAACGCCGTCTGAGCAAGTTGTATGCCGTCACGGTCAGCATCATCTACTTTGTTATAGATAATGCTTGGGGCATAAACCCTGATCTTATTGCCGTCTACGGAACCATAGGCCATATCAAGAACCATAGGCGTATTGCTAAACCACTTGTCATAAAAATCATGTGTTGCCACCAGCACCATCTCAGGATTAAACGATCCTTGCGTATCACGCTCGGTGATCATAAAAGATAAAATACCTTTTGCATCGTCAATCTTATCCTTTGGAGCCAGTGTGTTGGCGACATCGATATCCATCTCTCCAAGATTCAGAGAAACCCCATCACATGACATCACTGCATTCAAGAGAACCGGCGGAACCACATCGTCGTAAGTAATCCCCGTAAGTAATGCTAGGTCTGAAACTCCCGCTTCGACTCCCCTGAAGCTAAAATCCACTGTTGCCGGTTCGCCTATCATAAAGTTAAACTTAGCTGTTCCGCGGCATCCTTTAAGAAGCTTCCTTATGCCGTCTTCATACAATCCCATGGTCAATGAAGGGACCGAACTGCTGATAGGCTTTATCTCATATCCGGCATCGGAAGGATCCGAACCTGCCGTTGCGCTTGCCCCGGAAGTACCACCCGTTATTGTGTCAGCATCCGCAAACGTACCTGTCAAGGTAACGAAATAGAGAGTAGTGGTACCGTCTGCGGTTTCTATCACTACCCGGCCGGTTGCACCGCTTGGCGCACCGGTTATCGTTTCACCATGCTGGAACGGACCTGCGGTGACAGCACCTATGGTAATCTTCTCGAGAGTGTTAATCTCAAAGCCGCATGCCTTAATCAGCTTTGCCCATTCTGGCTCTGTTGTTAATGAACCCGATCCTTTCAACTCGATACTGAAATCAAGGCCTGCCGAACGCTTACCGGTTAGCTTGCCCATCTTGGTAAGCGAAGAGCGCACAGGATTCCTTTGATACATCTGCGGGTCATAATTCGCCTTAGGCGTAAAATTAACCAACAGCCCTGCATCTGCGGCCGCCAAAACTTCGGCTGTGCCTTCAACACTCTCGATCTTAGCCGCTAACTGCCTTTTACGTATTAGCATTGACATAATTCATCCCTCCTTTAATTCTTTGCGGTTGGGTCGGACCTTAAATGACGATACCTTATGCCCAGCTCCATTATTATCCCTGCATAAGGCTGGCCTTCCGTCGTCTCAAACGGAGTCGTTCCCAAAACGTCCGTATCTATTGCCTCACCTCCACGAGTATGATCTTCTAAAATTGCTTTTTTCATATCGCCCTGCAATCTATTTAAATAGGTGTCTGTGACTACAGCATCACCTTCGTCATTTACGAAAAATACATCAAGATAAACAATCAAATAGCATTCCTCAAAAGGATTGGGCGATCCTTTTTCTTCTTCATCACCCGGGCTTATTACAACAGCGGGAAGGTCGACCAATCTATTGCCATGCATTGACCATCTCTGGACAGTGTCGGCAGTAAAATCGAAATTGTAACCATTGGCGATTGTTACACCTTCAAGCGTCGTTTTGATGTTCGCCATTATTCTTTCTCTTACCGTTTCCATGATTAAATTTTCCTCAAAGCATTTTCTATTTTCTTATTAAGAATCTCGATCCTGTAATTTGCCAAACTATCCCATACTCTATAAAATCCTAACCGCGGCTTCAACCGCACCGATCTCTTTAGTACGTATAAAGGTAATATCTTCTCGGCCCGTTTTTTCACTCTTACAAGAAAAGTCTGTCCTTTGAATCTCATCGGCTCCACATTCTTCAACTGTCGAGGCTTTTTATACTTTCCTCGTAGCTTTCCTTTTGGAGTAAACATCTGACTTCTTGCAGACAAAGGGACCGCCATCCTGCCGCCGCTTGGGTCCTTGACGATTCCGCCTGTTTCATGGAGCTTGGCAATCTTCGAATCCGAATAAACCTGCATGCCCATGCCTTCTATGGTAGGGGATACAAGAGATACTCTTTTAAATGTGCCGAAAAGCCCATAGCCTGACGCACCACGAACGCCAGGCGGCCCCTGAAGCCTCCGTTGCCTGAATCTCTTTAAGAATCCTTTACTGATACGGTCCATGCCGTCGCCAAGCTCGAACTTCAATACTTTCGGCGCAATCTTTATCGCCCTATCGAGCGCTCTCATATCAACTTCCGCCATCAATCTCATAGATCACCATCCCACGAGTAAATGCCATGCGCCTTCGTCTTTATGCAAAACCTCGATGATGCGTGCCTCACGGCTCGTTCCTTCAACATCGTTTAAGGTTATGCGATCGTCTTTTTTATCCACGGATGCAACGCCTTCTGTTGCATCGTTAGCAATATAAATCTCCGCCTGATTCTGCAAACCTCTGCCTTGGTCTTCGCTCCCCGGCTCGAGCCTGTCGCGCACCACAATAGCGTTGATATCTTTCGCCGACTGACCTTCGGGCGTATAGGTAATTACCTCTGCGAATTCGGCAGTATTTAAAAAGCAATCAATTACATCAAGAGGAAACTGATCTTTAAGGCTCATAGATTATTCCTTTAAAAAGTAAAAAGGCCCCTTACTCAAGGAGCCTCCTCACTATCGTTCTTGGATTTTACAACCTTAACCTGACCGAGGCGAATAGACTCTCCCACATCATCAACGGTCATCTTTTCCGGACACACTCCCTCTAAGAGAACATACCCGGGATTTCTGACTATCCCGCCAATGTCTTTCTGCTCAGTCAAGACTATACGGATAGACTCTTTTCCCATAACCGCTCCTTGTTTTTAACCAAGAGTTAAAAGTCAAAAGACCGATTATGCGTCTACCTTCAGCAAATGAGCAAAGTACTTGTCGATGACTTTCTCGTCGACATTCTGACGTACCCGGAAGATATCGCTACGATGCTTTTCGTCTCGATACGACTCAACCGTGGCATTATCAGGTGAATCAGCCACCCACAAGAAGGTCCTTCCCACGCTGGGCAGAATTAAATTCTGACCGTCTTCGGCAACTACACCGATCATGGCATAATCATCATTCCAGATGTCAGCGCTTACGAAAGTCTGGCCTTCTTTGGCGCTGTTGTAAATTGCCTTCCCGACAATTATCTTCTTCAATCCCAAAATGTCAGCCAGAGCATTAAGGATCTCTGCTTCCGTCAAACGAGCAACGTACTTGATCGAATCCTTAATCCCGGTATTATCCATCAACCGGTCGATGTTTGCTTTATTGCAGATAAGCGCACTGGGATCAATCCCGCAGTTTGCCCGTACTTTTTCTCTTGCCGCACGAATCTGGCCGATAACATCAGTTGCAATGTCATCCCACGGATTCGCAGAGTGATCCGTATAAAGATCCGCACCTGTCCAAGTTGTCGTATTGAAAAGAAGCTCTGCAACCCTTCGCTCCTGCGCCTGCATTAACCGGCGGGCCGTAATCTGTGATGTTATAAGCTCTGCATCGAAGTCAGACGCATACATTTCTCTTTCACCGTCATCCAATGCTCCCTCAAGACCGTGCTCTTCGCACTTATAAGAAAGATCCTTTGCCTCGAACCCATCACGGTTGTATGCGCTGCGCGGCGCACGCTTGGTGTCAGCGTCCCGTGTTATGCTTGCCCTGGTGATAGCCGAGAAAGAGGACTCTTTCTTTTTGGTCTTGAAGATAGGTAAACAAAACGAACCGATAAACTCTTTCGCCTGCTCAACATACTCCATAACCGCCACGCCTAACTCAAGGCGCGGTTTTGCATGAGTTCCTGAATATTCTACGCCCATTTTTATCCCTCCTTTTTTTCAAACACAATTTTTAAACTCTCTTTTAACATCCCGTTCTTAAGAACTCATAATCGCTTCTATGATGTCCCCATCTGCTGTCGTAGCCTCAAGCGCAGTACCTCTAATTGTTCCTGCACCCGGATCCGTATCCTGAACCTTACCATCGGCCCCTGCGTAAATAGGAGCTCCGGCCGCCATTGCCTCATTGGCGGTAACCTTGAAAGTCCTGCCGGTAGTAACCAATGCAAGGGTTACCATATCTCCGACAGCCTCGGCTTTCTTCTGGGTAATGCCGATACAAGCCTCATCCGAATCAGCATACTCGACCTGAGTACCACTTCCAGCGCTCAACTTTACCCGGCGATAAGCCTCCAATACTTCTCCCGCCGTAAAGGTCTTTAAACCATTTTCTGTTTGCTGTGACATTTTTATTCCTCCTTTTTTGAAAGTAACTTCCGTTATTTCTTTACTATTTTCTCTGCCGTCGCCTTTAAAGCCTCGGTCATGCTTCCGCCATGCTCTGCCTGATAGGCCTTTGCCCTGTCAATATGGCTCTTAGCACCTTTTTCAGGATCGTCAGCATTAGGCCCAAGGTTGGAAGGCGCATTTTTCTCCAGCTCTGCAAGCCTCTTGTCCTTGAACTTGCCGACTGCAGTTTCAACGCTGTCGCCTTTTTCTATGGCCTCATTGGCAACATCGCCCATCCCTTCGAAGCCCTTAGCCTCTTTCAAGATAGAAAGGACCCTTTCACGCTCCTGCTTTACTCCTGCATCCAGGTTCTCCTTAGCTCCGGATTCCTTGCCTTCTTTTAAAAGGACTTCGGCTAAATCAGACCTCTCGGTCTTTAGCATCTCCAGTGTTAAATCAGTAAGCTCCATGTTATCCACCTCCTTCTTTTTGTTTTCTATGATCTCGACATCCAAATCTATGTTATCGCTCTTATCCTTAAGAGCGCTTGCTGAGGTATTCTCATCAGCCCCCAAAGCACAAAAAGAAACCTCTCTCAATATCGATTTTCTGAATATTGTTCCAGGCCCCTTAATCTTCCTGCCGTTAACTTCGGCTGTTTCCCCATCCTTTACTCTCTCGATTGCAAGAGGAGGGATGTAAATAGAAGCTTGCCAGGGGAAGCCTTCATCAGCGAGTTCCAGAGCCTGTATGCCGTCTTCTGTTTTTCCCGAGAAGATACCCTCAGCAACAATACCTCTTTTTTCATCTATGTTAATGCCTTCTGTCCAGCCAACGATGCGATTGGAATTGTGTTCCCTTAACGCTGGCTTTTTCTTCCGGCCGATTGAAACCCCGGATAAATCTATTGCCAGATTTCCCCAGAGCCAGTGGTTAAGCATAATCTTCCCGCTATGGGCGATCATACTGAATTTCCGCTTCTTTGTTTTTTCTCCTTCCTGCGATGATAGAATCTCAACAGGCACATCTTCTTCCTTGAACTTCAAAGCCGCTTTCGGTATCTTTTCGGTTTTATATGGCATATTTATCCCCCTTTTTATTTATACTTTTTCCAATAACATTTCCGTTAAAGGCTCGGGTGCTGGCGTCGGCGATATCTTTGCCCGCTCGCCTAAAATGTTTCTTTGCCTGTTTACGCTTCTGACATCCCGATCGTAAAATTCAATATTGGTTATGCTTGACAAAGGAGTTGAATTGTAAGCATCGATTTGCTCTCCCCACGAAGCATCAACGTCCCGAAGTTTACAACTAAACACATCATGTTCTTCGTTTACCTTTAACCCGAATGGGGCAGGGGTTAAACTCAATCGAGAACGAATAGTTAGTAAATACATTTCACTGCCAATAACTTTAAATCTATCGAAATCATAAATCATTTGCGGGGTAAGCGTTTGTTTTCTAAAACTCCAAGTTGCTCGATAGCCTTCTATGATAAATTCGAAAGCATTGAACCCTTCAACAAAATAAGCCGAACGTGATGTAAAATTTTCGTTAAATAAAATTATTCTGTTGTAGGTTTGAAGCTCAACTCCGGCAGAATAAACTCTACTCAAACGATACTGAATATTTAATAAAGGTACAGGTTCAATCGGCATAACAAATCCTCTATGGTAGTGGTATAAGCTGACGGCCTTTGGGATAAAGAATAATCGTTCCCTTTCCAGCGTCCACAACCAAATGAGTCGTTAGAGAAGTATAAGAAAAATAAAAATCCACTGTTCCTCTAAAGACATGTATTCCATTTCCAAACTTGATCGTAAAAGTTGCATTGGGAAAAGCATCCTTGTAAATATCGAATTTTCCACCAATCCACATTTCTGCATTATTGGTAGCACAATCAAATTCGGCAGTATTAACCGAAGTTTCATCACACAAAATAGTTAATTTCCCTAAAAAATAATGCCTTGCGCTTGCGTCCAATCTAAAAGTCTGAACGTCGTTATTATATTCAATTTCAACCTCGCATGAGGATTCATAAGTTCTTGGATTTAATACTGCCAGAGCATCTTGCAAACTGAACAGCCAATACTTGACTGAGATAGTTCCTGTGGCAGGCATGACGCTGGTATTCCTATAACTATATCTAAATCTTCCATTGCCGTTTATTGTTCCAGTAAATACATCGAATCCTGCATTAGCCCCGTCTAAATCGATCCTTTTCCCAGAAGCAATAGTTATTGTTCCAGTGACGCTGATTTTCTGGGCTATATTGGCAACGACTAGTCTTGTTCCTGAAAATGTATAGCTTCCAGTCACGCCGAAATTTTGATATGCCGCCGCCCCCACTTGATTCAACTGATATGTTTTATCTGTCCCAGAAAACAAACAGGTTAGGTCTATGCCTGTCCCAGTACCGATTGCAAATGTGCCGCCTCGACTTTCCCAGTTGCCCTTAAATTCCAATACATAACCACCGCCGCCAGTTCCCCCGAAATAACCTGCCTCTTGTAAAAAATCGCCATTAATTATTCCGCCTTGTTCAAAGATAAAAAATTTACTTGATGCCGTTGCCTCAAAGGTTAAATTCCTGCATTCAAAAGCCGGAGTAAACCATATAAGGTCATTGCCGTTAGCATCAAAGAAGACATCATCGATTGCGGTTGGAATGCCTGCACCGCCAGCACCGCCGCTTGTTAAAGACCAATTATTATCGTCGTGCCAATATTGGGTTGTGCCTACCCAGTATTTATTCATATTACTTCCTTAAAATTAACTCCAGCTTCAAGCTGACTGTCTGCGGGTTGGCAAAACTAATCCGCAGATAAACTTCTTTCCCGGCTTCATTATTGAATAACGAGAAGCCGCTGAACTCTGATACTCTCACCAGTCCTGCGTCAATCGGGTGAACCCCGATAGTATCTTCGGCAATCATTGTGTCGGCTATCGTTTGCAATCTGATAAATTCCAAACCATCTAAAATCAAAGCCAAATCATTAGGATTAAAATCCGTGTGATCGTCTGGCGTAATGTTCGCATCCGCTCCCGTCGTAGCCACTTCTAGTTCGGTATAAACCAGTTTGGCGGCCGTTCTGTAGAATGCGTCTTCGCCTTTCTTGACGGCTTTATTGTAAAAGGTATAGGTTGCCCACGCTTCAAACGGCGCCCCTGGGTCTTCATCGATGTATAATCTGGCTCTTAGTATTTCTTTTACACAGTCAAGCGGGATCACGATGTCTTCTTGAGCGCTGTTATTAAAATCGATGTCAAAGATTAAAGCTCCGGCAGTTTTTGCTTTTGCCCGCACAATATCCAGTTTTGCCGTAGTTGGATTGAATTTCATCGACATATCAGGTCCTTGCTATGGTGGCGATTTCGTCATCCGAGTTATAAGTCAAAGCCAAGACTGCAACCGTGGTACCGCCAGCTCCGCCGGTTTTATAAGTCACTGTTTCGATTTCACCCTCGCCATCGCCGGAAGATACATACGTCAAAGCGATATAATCGTAAGCTGGGATTTCAAAGCCGATTAACTTTCTCAACTCGGTTAAAATGGCGCCGTCACTTCCGCCCCCGACATAAACATTCCCAGCCCGATAAAATTTCTCGCCATCTTCCGTTACCAGCCTGACAGGTATTGCTTCTTTAGGCTTTAAGTTCTTAATGAAACTCTTGAAAATAGTTGTCTTGACCTGCTTAAAAATACTCTCGTTTGAATCTTTAGCGAATTTGAACAATTTCTTAAAATCGAACTCTTTATACCAGAGAGGCTTTTTGATGCTTACTTCCTTGGGGTGTTTTTCGGGTTTTATCTCTTTTAAATTGGAAACCCTTATCTCCTTGGGGTGTTCATGCTTGAAATCTTCCGCATTGGATATTCTTACCTCTCCGGCAGGGGGCGGGAAATTGCTGACAAACACCTTAAGCTCTTTGCTGAATGCTTGCTGGTATTTGTCCAATGTTTCTGCTAATCCGCTTATCTCATTCTTGATATCTTTAAATGCCTTGGAGTCCGGCTGTCCTTCTTTTATCAGTACATAAACCTTGCTGATGATATTGACGATATCTTTCTGCCTATCCAAAGACTGAAGCAGAAAAATATTCCTCTCCAAATTATCGTCCTGTGTTTCAGTGCCTAATAATTTGCTGATTTTGTTTCTTTCTAAAAGGGCTTGCTTTTTATCCATTGATCAAAACCTTCTCCAGTTTGGTTTTTATATTAGTCAGTTCTTCTTTTAAAGTGCTGTTGTCTTTTCCCATCTTCGCAAGCTCGCCGCTCAATTTCTCGTTCTTCCTCGCAACTTCTTCGGCGTCTTTCAATATCTCTCTAACCTCTTGTTCTTGTTTCGTCTGTTCTTTTTTTTCTTCTTCATCTTCTGCGGGAGTTTTTGAGTTGGTGGTTGTTTCCGGAAGATCAAGCTCTTTTCGTTTCTGTTCTTCTCTAGCCCTTTGCTCTAAAATCTCTTCCCAGTCCTTGCCTTGTCCCGCCGCCTCGTCAGCCAAGCTTGAAATGTTTCCTGCGATAGCTTCTTTGGATGCCTTAACCTCTTTAAGCGGATCCACCCAGGACCAGCCAGGAGCTATCCATCTCGCCCTAACCCAATCAAGCCGCTTCCCATAAAAGTTATTAGCTTTCAATTCCCCTCTTAAATAAGCCTCTTCCAAAAGCATCTCCCAAACAGGCTGGCAGAGCTTTTGAGCCAACCATTCCTGCCTGACCTTGAAATATCTTCTGGCCTCAAGAAGAGCTGCCCTGGCGCTTGAATAATTTGTCTTTGAAAAGTCTTTTGCAACCAGCTCGTAAGGAAGGCCCAGTGCCGCAGATATTGCCTTTAAGATCCTGTCGACAAACGGCTCAAATGTCGCGCTTGGCCTCTGCGGATTAAATGATGTGATAGATTCACCAGGCATAAGGTGTTTAATCATCCCAGGCTCTAATGACTCTACCATCTGCCCGGATGCGTTCTTCTCATATGCAGAATTAACTGCTACATCCATCGATGACTCCGAAGTTATAAAAAGCGAGAAGCATGCCGCAATACGTGCGGCAACAAGCTCTGCCTCGGCATACTCGGCTAAATCTTTGAAATAAGTCAACACGGGAGCAAAGAAGGGAACACCTCTGGTCTGGCCGGACCGTGAGACATAATACAAATGAAAAATATTCTTTCTGCCATATTCGCCTTTAGCCTGAATTTCTACGTACTGCCTTGCTTCTTCTCTTGTCCTATGGTTGATATCTCCAGGATGTGTCTTTTGAATGAAATAAGAAATCGGCTCGCCCTTTTCGCCAATCTTTACGCCAGACCTGATTGATTTATCGCTTCTTTTATCGGATGGCGTGTTAAGCCTGTCCGACTCTATCAACTGCAGGGCCAATGAATACGGCCTGCTTTTATCTTTCAACATCAATGGAACGATTATCGCCTCGCCGTTTTCAAGGATCTGCCTATCCACCAGCTGTTGAATTTCGTAGAAGTCCATACGTTCTCCCGCATCGGCATACGGCGACCAACGTTTCCATATCCTCTCGGTTTTTTTCTGGAAGTTATTTGCTGATTTCTCGCTTATGCCAAGGGAATCCTTATCCATCCTGCACTGAGGCCTGATGCCCGTTCCGATGACATTCGTGGTCATAGTAGAAGTAATCCCTGCGGCGTGGGCGTCATTTCTATTTAGATCACGGCTACGCTCCCGAATATCAGCTAACTCAGGAAGCAGGTCATGGTCTGCCGAACCCCCTCCCGGAAGCCAGGAAGAACGCAAACGATTTCTGCTCGCTCCTTTGTAAGAGCCGAACTTATGCGAAACATTGATTGCCTCCCGATACATCCTTCGCTTAAACCCAGCCTTGGGGGAGAAAAACGAAATGACGTTGTCTATTCCGGATGACAACTTTTCCGATATTTTCTTTTTATTTTTCATGATGGATTATCGAACTCTGCGTATGTTGTGGTATCCTTTGATCCTGCGATTTCTTTTCGCAATTGGTCGCGTAACTTTATCAATTCGCTAATACTGATATATTGAAGGTTTCTTCCGCCGATAGAGTAGGACTGCACGGCTCCGCCTGTCATTCTTGCGTTTATGGCAGTTTCAAGATTATCGAGCATTTCTTGTTTTGAAGGCGCGCTCACAACGATCTCCTTTTATATCCCAATAAAAAAGCCCATATCTCGCTCGTGCACGAGTACGGGCTTTTTTGACTATTGGGCGCGCTTAAGAGCTGATCAGGCCCTGGCGCAAAAATCTATAATCCTATATTACTTAAAATAATCCTTCGTTTCAAATAGTCGTTACTACAAAATGGAAAATCTATTTTTCATAATCTTTCTCGACAGACTTAAAATTATATCTGCACTCTCTGCAGTAGTGATAACGAATTGGAGGATGGGAGCCATAACATTTTACATTTTTGCTGTTGCACTTTGGGCATCGTAAAGGAATAAATACGACTCCGTAGCTTTGGCTGTCTTTTGTCGATTTTTCTGGTTGCTCTTGCTTAAAGTCAGTGTCATTTCTTAGCCAATTGCTTTTTTTCTCAAGCCATTTGCCCATTTAAAGCCAGCTTCCTTCACGTTTTTTGATCCAATTCCCACGGCTAGTATCTTGATCGACTATCCGTTGGTGCACTTTGACTGACTCGTCTTTCCTGATATTCAAAGCCCTGATAATGTCTGCCGCGGCGACTGCATAGACTTCTGCGTCAAGATAGTGATTTGCCATCGCTGTTTTTTTCTTCTGCCAAACCTCCTTGGCACGGCCGGTGTTTCTGTTTCGCACCAAAACCTTATGCTCTGAGGTAAACTGGTTTAAATATTCATCGGTTGGATTCCTGAAGATATGCCATTTATGAGGATCTCGAGTCGCTACCAAGCGATTGATTTTATCCTTATACTGACTGACGTTCAAATTCCATAAAACCAAACCGCTTTTGATAACACTGCCGGTTCTTGAGTTAATATCTATCTTCGAAGCCCTATAGAAGCGGC